TGCAACACCGAATTTTTATGGTTCGGTTGGTGCTGATAGAGTACCACCACTATTTGAACGGTACTTTACTGGTTTACGAATAAGTGGACCCGGCAACGTTGCAATTAAAAGGAGTTAACAATGAGCTATTACCCAGCTGCCAAAATTATTAATGATACTGCTGCACATACAGGTCGATTTGGCTGTATTAAAGCATTACAAGATTCTGTTATCAATACGCTTGTAGCAGAAAACATTACAGGCGATTTAACATCTTTACAGTTTAAATCAAATACAGCTATTGAAGGTGTTATTACAAGTGTTAAGCTTGATAGTGGTACTGTCATTGCTTATCTAATATGAGCCTTGCAAACGCCTTAAAAAAAGCTGCATCAAAAACACTAAGCAAACTTGGTGGAGATGTAACCATAAGGCAAGTTTCTGCTGGTACATATAACACAACTACTGGTGTCATTACAGAGACAACTTCTGACACTACAATTAAAGGTTCATTAAGTAATGTAAATAGGTCTCAGGTAAATGATCTTATTGAATCTCAAGATAAAATTTTAACAATATCTGCTGGTGACCTTACCTTTGTACCAACTACAAAAGATAGAGTTGTTATAAGTAGTGTTGAATTTAAAATTATAAGTATTCTTGTAAATGAACAAAATAATACACCAATTAGCTTTGAACTTGTCTTGAGGTAATTATGGTAAGACAAATTAGATTAGACCAAATAGATGATCTGATGGCAGAAGCAGTACAAGAGTTGGTACAAAAAACAACATTACGTTGGACAGAATTATCAAAAAAAGCTACACCTGTTGGTGAAACTGGTAACTTAAGGAATGGCTGGAAAACTAATATACAAAAATTTAAAGGGACAATCATAAACAATGTTGAATATGCTGAACCTGTTATTTATGGAACTTCTTTACCACCAAGTTGGCAAGGTAAATATAGAACCAGACAACAAACCATAAAAGGTTTTCCAGAATTACAAGCAAAACAACTTACCACTCAATATATACCAAATGAATTACGAAGAATTATTAGGAGTAAGTAATGGCTGCAACTAATCTCAACACAGTACGATCTACTATAGAAGGAAGATTGGCAACAGAGTTAGCAAGCAGCCCTGTTATTCCTGTTGTATTTAATAATATGTCTTTTGATTCAACTACAGAAGATACCTTCGTGCAATGCCAAACAAGTTTTGGTTCTGGTAGTTATTTAACAATGGGAGGTTCTGCTAACTCTACAAATAGTGTTGTTGGTTTAGTACTTTTAAATATCTTTACAGAGGAAGGTATTGGTGCCGGTGCTAATTATGTTATTGGCAAAAGGTTGCGAGACCTTTACAATAATATTACAGTTTCAAATGTTATTTTTGATTCACCTATTGGACCAGAAGTTTTAACATCTAGTCCAGAAGGTAAATTCCAAACACAAATTAGAATTACATTTGAAATATATGAGGATCTTTAATTATGCCAAAACTTGTAATCACAGAAGAAATGCTAGATGCTATCGAAGCTGTTAAAGGTATAAGAGACTCAAGAATGTGGGATCCTAACTGTAAAAGATATATGGAGAATCAACAAAATACTAAAAAAGATGTAAAAAAGTCTGAAATCAGCTAAACTATTTATTAATAATTCTTTTTTTTGTTATGGCTGCCCTTAAAGGTGACGTAGGTAAAATCATGTTCCATAATGCTGCTGGAACAGAAGCTGATATATCAGGTCTTAGAAATTGGTCTTTATCAATAACTAAAGACACAATGGAAACCACAGTGCAAGGCGACACTTCAAAAACTTTTATTGGCGGTCTTATTTCTGGGGAAGGTTCAGCAACCCTTATTTATGATAATGCTGGTAACTCTGATTATTTAGCATTTGTTGAAGATGTATTAACAACAGGTGATGCTGCAGATGCCTTATTTGAATTATTTCCAGATAGCAGTGCAAGTTCTAAAAAAATAGGTTTTTCGGGAATAATTAATGGAGCAACTTATGGTGCTGAACTTGGTTCAATCCAAGAAATCAACATAACATTCCAGACTTCAGGTGCCATAACTTCAGATATATAGTAAATTAGGATAATACAATAATTTTATATGACAACAAAAAGAACAGTTGACATCATCACTGAAGCTTTTAGTGATGTAATGTCTAACAGACGTAAATACGAATTAGAATTACCTAATGGAAAAAAAATTGATATATACTTTCCACCAGTTACTAGATATGACAGACAGAGAGCGCAGACATCTGCTGGATCTGATGACGCCTTAATGGTCTCTACACAACTGCTTTGTCAACTTGCACAAAATGAAGATGGTTCTAAGGCCTTTGCATTAGCTGATGCTGTAAATCTTCAAAGAATGTTGCCTGAGAAAGTTCTAAATGATATTGAATTGTTTTTATTTGAAATCAAGCTTGACGTTGATACAGCAAAAAAAGATTAAGGAGAAATAACTGGCTTTACTTTGAGTTGTTTCTCGCAGTTGAATTAGGAAAAACACTTACAGAACTAAGACAAAGCATGACAGAAGAAGAGCTGATGTATTGGGCAGCTTATTATGAAATTAAACAGGAAAAAGAAGAAAAACTTCGTCAAATAGCAAAAAACAGGTAATATATAAGAAATAAGATTTATAAAATTAAGTGGCTGAAAGTATAGTTTCCTTAAGAGTCGAAGCAAGGAATGCAATATCTTCTTTAAATAAAACATCTTTAGCCACAAAAAAATTATCAAATAATGCAAAAGGTGCAACAGCTTCTTTAACAGCTGCCTCAACTGCAGCAAAAGGATTAGGTGCTTCTTTAGCAACTTCACTTGGACCATTGCTTTCTATTGGTGCTGCTTTTGCCACTGTAGGTAGTGCAATAGGTACTTTCACAGCAAGAGAAAGAGATGTTGAAATTCTTAGACAAGGTTTAGTAAATTTAGGAGAAGGCACTGTTGCTTTAAATGAATTGCAAGTAGCAGCAGATAAGTTAGGTAATCAAACTTTATTTAACCAAGAAGAATTTACTAGAGGTTTTAACTTATTAACAAGTTTTAGAAAAATTGGTGTTGACTCGTATGAACGTGTAGCCCAAGCTGCAGCGGATATTGCTCAGGTTAACCAAGTGGATGTAAGTACATCATTTATGCAATTAGCCAAAGCATTACAAGATCCAGAAAGAAATTTATCAAATTTAAATAGATCAGGTATTGCGTTTACAAAAACACAAACTGATGTCATTAAAGAACTTATGAAAACAAATAGAACCGCAGATGCCCATGCCATGATTCTGCGAATTGTTGAAGAAAGTTATAATAAATTATCACAAGCTGCTGCAGAAGGTTTTGCTGGTAGTGTTGATTCTTTAGGAGAAGCTTTTCGTGATTTTTCAGAAACATTAGGTAAAACATTAGAACCATCTTTAATTGCAACTACAAAATCTTTAACAGAGTTAATAAAAGCAGCAGACGACTTCATGAAATCACCAATAGTAGAAGCTTCTGCTGTTATTGCTGGTATCGCTTTAGCTGCAAAAGGGTTGCCAGTTATTTTGGCTGCAGTAGCCCTTGGTTTAAATAAAGTTGCTTTTGCTGGGGGTGTAATGACACTTGCTATGAATGCATTTCCATTTGTTGCTGTAGCTACAGGAATTGGTGCAATAGTTACTTTGCTGTCAAAACAAAGAAAAGAACAAGAAAAAGTTACGGAAGCATTAAAAAATAATGAAAAAGCACAACTAGAAGCTGTTGCCGCAGGCCTTAAAACAAAAATGGCCAAAGAACAAGCAATAATAGACAGGGATAATGACAATAGATCAATAAATGCTGCAGAAAAAAGATTAGCCTTATTAGAAGCTCAATTAAAACCTATACAAGATAGATTAAATATCGTAATTCAAGAAAATGCAGAACAAGATAAAGCAAACAAAAAATTAGAAGAAAAAGAAGAATTATTAAAAAGAAATGAAGAGGCCGCAAAAAAGCTTAAAGAAAAGTTTGATGCAATAGGCAAATCTGTAGAGCAAAATATAGTTCAAAATTTAACTGATGCCGTAATGGGAGCGCAAACTCTTGGTGATGCGCTTAATGCTGTTTTGCAAAATCTGCAAAGACAACTTGTGCAGATGGCAGTACAGAGTGCAGTAGGTGGAATTGGTAATTTATTTAGTAGTGTTTTAGGCGCTGCATTTGGTGGCGGTGGCGGTGGCGGTGGTTTAGCTAGTTCTGCGAAATTAGGAGCTCAGGCAACAGCCATGACTGGAATACCTAGTGGTGAAGATTTATTACCCGGATCTTTTGCTAATGGTGGCAACCCACCTGTAGGAAAAGTTTCAATTGTAGGTGAGAAAGGACCAGAATTATTTGTACCACAAAAAAGTGGTACTATAATTCCTAATCATGCCCTTGGGGGTTCAACAAACGTAGTGGTCAATGTAGATGCTTCTGGTTCTGCTGTTCAAGGTGATGATGATAAAGCCACTAAATTTGGCGAGGCAATCGCAGCAGCAATACAAGCTGAAATTGTTAATCAAAAAATGGCTGGAGGTTTATTAAGTTAATGGCTAATTTTCCAACAACAGTCAATCCTACTTATGGGTCAAGAAAAAACTCCGCACCAAATATTCGCATTGCACAGTTCGGTTCTGGATATTCTCAACGATCAACTTTTGGTATAAATCAAAATTTAAAAGTTTATCAGTTTACATGGAAAAATATAAGTGAAACAGATGCCGATGAAATAGAAACTTTTCTTGATGCTAGGGCAGGTGTAGAAAATTTTGATTATACTCCTGCTGGTGAAAGTGCTAGTAAAAAGATGATTTGTAGACAATGGAATAAAACTATACCTTATTTAAATAGAGCTACAATAAATGCAACATTTGAGGAGGTAGCGGAAGCATGACAAGTAAACAAGTTTCACCATCATCTTCAAAAATTAGTGAAGAAATACAAAAACTAGAACCATCAGCAATCATAGAATTATTTGAGTTGAAATTAACTCCTGAAGTAAATGGTGTAACTGAAACAACGACATATTATTATCATGCTGGAACTAACGAGTTAAAAAGTAATATTGTTTTTGGTGGAGTTACATATGTTGCTGCACCTGTTCAAGTTAGAGGTTTTGATAAAAAGACAAAGGGAACATTACCTCGTCCAACTTTTTCTGTTGCTAATGCTGATAACGCTATAACAAATTTAATGCTTTTATATAGTCCTTTAAATGCAGAACTTAAAAGGATTCAAACCTGTAAAAAATTTCTAGATCCTGTAAATTTTTCTGGTAATACAAATGCAACAGCAGATTCTTCAGCAATTTTTCAGACTGATGATATTTGGTATATAGATAGAGTTGCAGCAGAAACACCTGAGATAGTTACTTTTGAACTTACAGCCAGAATCAATTTGCAAAATCTTAGATTACCAAAAAGACAAATTGTTGAGTTTTGTCCTTGGAAATATAGAAGTCCAGCAGATGCAGCACTTGGTCAAGCAGGTAGCGTAGAATGTGGATATAAAGGGTCAAAATGTTTTGATGCAAATGATAACGAATTAACAGGTGATGATAAACAAGCTTTAGACAAATGTGGTCACAGATATTCAAGTTGTTTATTACGTTTTAATGAAAA